GCCGGCTTCCATTGTGACGATGCGATCGAAGGTGATGGTGTCGGTATCGCCGCCGTCTGTGGTGAAACTCTCAATGCGGGCCCGCGCCAGTCCTATCGAGATCACATCATGGGCGAAACGCACGAGATCGCCGCGCGTCATAATCATGTGCTCCATATCCATCGTGACCTCGTGCGTTTCGGGCCGCAACGTGCCGACGGCTAACAAGAATCGCGCCATGCGGTAGGCCTGCGCCGAATTCGTCACCCCGAACAAGTCCAGCACTTCAAACTTCGTCGCCGTGGCGCCGGTAAACCCATCGGCGTAGACAAGCTGCTCGGCTTGCCGATACTGGCTGGCCGCGTCGGTGTAACGCACCTTTAAAGCGTGCGGCAAGTCCGGGTAGTTCATCTGCCCTTGATACGAGTGCGAGTTTAGCCCAGTGATCCGCTGCGCATGAACCGTTTGTAGTTGGTCAATCACGACCGAAAACTTGCCGTCCCTGAGCGTCGGCGTGGCGCGCCCGATGGCACAGACTTGCCGGAGCAAGTCTGAAACACGATTACTCGTATCAATGATCGCGTTAAACGTCCAGCCTTGCCGCGCACAATATTCATGCCATTCTTGCAAAGCGGGTAGATCCAAGTAGGCATCGTCAACGACGATACCTGCCGCATTGCCTTGCAGAATGTCGCGAAACACCGACGCCGGGTTCGCACTAAAGCGCGTCTGGTTCCAGTCGTTGCCGTCCCAGTCGACAACTTTGCTCTTGACCGTGAAATTCAGCTGGTCGATCACCCCGTTCAGTTGGTTAGAGGCTTTGATCTGTAACGACAGCGTGGCCATATCGGTCATGTTGACGGGGACATCATCGGTGCTGGTTTCGATCGAAGTCCATAAGACTTGGTCGGCAATACTCAAAGGCGTTCCGCCACTGCCATAGCCGCGAAGCATGCGGCAACGAACATCGTATTGTCCTGACGATGGCGTATTGATCGCTATTGTCGCGCGGAGCACGTTGCCAAATATTTTCCCGCGCAGATCAAACGTCGCAACTCCTGCGCCAGCAGAAGGATAACCAGGAAATAAGGGGTTTAAACCGCCGAGGTATCCGTAAGCATTGCTGATCCCATCGTTAGAATAACCCGATAGCGCGGTAGTGCCGTCTGGCTTTAGCCACGTTGCGCTGCTAGTCAGCTTGAACTGAACCTCAACCTCAACGTGCCGCCATGTTGGATTGATTACACCTTCAATAATTTGCGCGATACCCGCAGGTGCCACCCAGTCCAGCCAAATCACGTTAGCATCGGGAGCCGTTGTCTTTTGAAACCATTCTCCGGGCCCATAAGACAACGGCGCTGTGGACGGCTTCTCGGGGTTCAATTCAAGCGTAAAATTTTCCTCGAACGATGTTCTGCTGAAAAAAGCTGAGATCGGTTTCGAGGCGCCGGCCGTGTCTATAAATTCATAGATCACGCCTTCAAAGTCCCTAATCGGCGTGTCGCCTATTTTAATATCACTAATGTCAACGCTGCCGTAGAGCCCAAACAGCATATGCAAATATTGTTCGCCGCCATAAATACGTGTGTACGGTGCGGCTGCCAGCGCCGGATAGACGCGCATTTCTCCATAAACCTTCGGCACCACATCCATTGGCCGGGGTGTATTTCTAATGCCGCTGATGGAATAGGACTGGCTTTGTTGCGTGCTTAATGAACCCGACAAGGTTCCCAGTGAAAGACTAGGCGTGGGTGCGATAGCGCGAACCGCCAAATTACCTAACAAACCGACGCCGGCTCGTACCAGACCGATCCCGATCGCGCTCGAAATACCGAAAGCACCCGCCAGCAGCCCGCCCGCCCACGGCGCGGCGATCGAGACAAAAATTGACGCGATCAACCCGAAAACTGACTTGCCGTCGCCGCCTTGCGGCACGGTGGACAAAACGAGTTCCTGCCCGGGTCGCAGGGTGACACGGTCCCACTGCGACGCCGGGATGATCGCCCCGTCCACGCACGCACCCACGTCGTAATGGTTGACGGCAATGCCGGCGCGTTGAATGTATTGCGGGATCGTCAGCCCCGCTTCGGGCTGCAACTCGACACGCACGTCAAGAAAGGGTATCGGCCGGGCAACCAGCCTGATTTTATTGCTTTTCATGGCGCCAATAGCCGAGCACGTTATTCGCCCACTTCATGCCGTCGACACGCTCTAAGCAACTGCACGCGCCCTCGTTCGCGTTGATCATCGTGCGGTCGCCGATATAGGTGCCGATGTGCCAGGGAAACCCGCGCACGCGCAGCAAGACTAAGTCATAGATTTTCGGCGCCGAGACGTTTCGTTTCCAGCAACCCGACTGCTCGGCATGGGCCACCGCGTCCTTGATCCCGCGCGCATCCTTAGCGTCTTTATAGAGCGAGCGATAGGTCGGCAACTCGACGCCGCAACACTCTTTTAAAATCAAACAGTGCAGGTTCCAGCAATTGATCCCGTCCAAGCTGTCGCCGGTCGGGGTAAACGGAAGTCCGATATAACGGGCGAATTTTGGATCGAGCATCAGAACAAACCCGGCGTTGTATTCGGGTTAAAGGATTCGCGGGGAAAGGACGCATTTAATAGATCGGGCAAGCCGATGTTGCCTTCCACGGTAAGCGCGTTATAGCTGACGTTTTGCAAGGTGAAATTAATCGGACCAATCTCAGCGTTGTCGGGATCATCGCTAAGGACAATAGCCAGGGTGATGGTCGGCGGGGAGGATATAGAGCGTATGGCGTTGACGACGCTCCGATCGACATTATCAATCACCAGGCGCGCGCTACCCAGTATTTCGTCTTCGGTTTCGGCAGGCAAGGAAATTGCAAAGGGGAAGGCGGTAAACGTAACGCTACCGCCACTTAGGGCGGCGCTGGTAATGTCTTCGGTGTTATTAACGACGTTGATATCGGCGCCGAGTGTAGCGTGCGACAGACGCAGCAGGAAAAGCCAAACCTTCTCGGATTCCTGCTTGAACAGATCGGCCAGCGCCGTGTTTGACAGTGATCGGCTCATGGGCGGCTAGGGGAATATCTCGAAAGCCAGCGAGACCGTGAACATCACTTTGCTCGCGGGCTTGAAAGCCGGCGGTTTTATAAATCGATGATTGACGCTGGTGTCGCCGTAGACAAACTCGTCGAAGGTAAACACGGCCGCGCCATGACCCAGCGTCGTCTCGTAGAACGTGCGCAAGGTGGCGCATTGCGCCGTGGTCATCAGCATCGTGTACTGCGCGATTAAAATGTTCTTAGTAAACCGGCGGCGGACTTTGGGCTCACCTTCGTCCATTTGCGTGCGCACCAGGGGATCTTGATAGGTCTGTGTGAAGTCCGCGAAATTGCTCGGTTGTTGCGGGAGTGATGCGGGCCAGGCTGCCATCGTCCTAGCCTCGCAGCGGCGGGCGTTGTGGGTTGACGACGGTCTTGCTCAAAGCACCCGCGCCCGAGAGCCGGTTGAGGGAGTTCTTGACCTCGATATCAATAATCCGAGTGTCGTCAGCCCCGCGCCGCTCGGATTGCGTCACCTCCGCGCCTTGATTAATGATATTCACAATGACACTGCCTCCACCGCGCCCGGTTGCCGGCACCACGGCCTCGCCACGATGCAGCATCGCCAGCCCGTCGCGCGGCACGTAATCAGTGCCCGAAGCCAGGGGCAAAATACCACCCGTCGCCGCCGCCGTCGCCGCCGTCGCGCTCGCCCCGGAGAAGCTCGGCAAGAAGCCCGTCACTAGATCGGCAAAGGCATCGAAAAAAGGCTGTGTTGATCGGGCAATAGCAATGCGCGCCATCTCTTCGAGCAGGGAGGTGACAAAGCCCGAGAAGCTCGCCTCGGCGCTCAGCATATTGTCGGCAAACGAGCGGCTCCAGCCTTCGATGGTTGATTGCAGTTGCTTGAAGTGCTTGTCGGCTTCATTGTTTTTATCGAGCAAGTCCTGCATCGCATCCTGTGCCTGGATCACCGCGCGCGTGTAGGTGTTGTGGCTCAACTTGCCTTTGTCGAGCAGGACATTAAGTCGTTCAAGCGTGATCGCATACTGCTCGGCCGCCGTGCGCGTCGAATCGAAGATCACCTGCGCTTGACGCTCCAATTCGGCGTTGAGTTTCGCTGCCTCCGCCGCCGCTTCTTCTTGCGCTTTCGTAAACCCTTGCAGCCCACGCTTGCCGCCGGCATCGTCCGCAGCATCCTCGACCTCATTCAGTGAGGCTCTTAACTTGTCAAACCCCTCACGGATTTCGTCGATGTTGATCCGCACCACCGTTCCCGAGGTGACGAGGTTGCCGGATGCGTCGCGGGCAAGATCCGCTAGCAAACTCCAGCCTTCGGCAACCTTGTCGAGGGCTAACCTGAACAAATCATAGACGAACGAGTTGTCTTTCCACCAGTTGACGAAGTTGTTGAACTCGGTTTGCAGCTCACGATAGACATTAATCGCCATAGCGACGGAAATCGTCAGAGTTTCCATGGCGCCAATCGCCCTCACTGCAATGACGTCGGTGTATTCATCAATGCCGCCTTTGGCTTCCAAGGTTCGGGCGTGCATTTCTTTCATTTTTTCGGCGACTAAGGTTAACGCCGGCGCCAGTTTCGATACCAACTGATCGCGAAAACCCTGGTACGCGGAAAACAACAGCGTGATCGCATCCTTAGCATCTTCGGAGCGTTGAATGGCCGCCTCGTCCAGCGCATTGCCGAACCGCTCGGTCTCTTTCGTGATCCGCGCCAGTTCCTCGGAGCCACCACGCAACGCCGGCAGCAATTCCAACGATCGGCCGCCTAACAACTTGAACGCGACGGCGGTCTTAACCGATCCGTCTTGCATCGCGTTCAGCCGCTCGCCGATGAACGCCATGACTTTCGTATTGTCGTTCATGATCGGCGTCAGCTGGGCGGTCGTGATCCCCAGCGCCTTGAACGCATCCACCGCCTCGCCCGCGCCACGTACCACGAAATCAAACACGTTCTTGGACACCTGGCGTGAGGCCTTAACAAACGTATTCAACGACGATCCGCCAAGCTCGGCCTGCAATTTAAACGCCGCCAGTTCTTTGGTCGCGATCCCGTAGGTTTTCGCCAGCTTGCCGATCGCGTCTTGCGCATCGAGCGAACTTTTAACGATTAAGGTGAGCCCGGTGCCCACCGCGACGCCCGCCGCCGCACCCGCGATACCGAGCGCCTTGAGGTTCTTTGACAGACCTTTAAAACTCGACTTGGCCTCATTAATACCCTTCTGGGTTTTATTGTCCGCCGTGATCTTTACTTTAGCTTCGGGTGTGGCCATAGCCGCCTCGTGATAGTAGGGTCATCGCCTGAATGTACAGCGCCGTTTGATCGAGCAATCCGCCAGCCACCGGCAGCAGTCCATTGCGGTAGTGTGTGTACCAATCAAGCCATTGCCCAGTTTCGTAAGTGATCAGCAGACGGGGACACACTTTGCTGACCTCGCCCCAGGGGAGCATCCAATCAGTCGGGTCGCCGGCCCGCGCGCAAGGGTTTTTATGACAGCAATCGAGCCCTTGATTTACCTCGATCGCCAGAATTAGTTTTTTTCCTGATCCGCGCTCAATCGGCTAATCGATAAAATCTTATTGACCAGCGCGATCAGATCCATCACCTCGAAGTGATCCACATTCGCGCGTTTGTTGTCCACGTCGAAAGGCACGTCGGCTTGATCCCAGCCGACCAAGCATCGCATGACAATGTAGTGGACTGTTTTAATATCGAGCTGCCCTTGCTCCGGCATCGCCGCCAAGGCCGGCAATAAAGGAATGATTTCGCTCGAGGTCAGCGGGCGGATCTCAACGTGTACTCCGCTGATCTCGACGAACTCACTCTTATGCGGATCGACAATTAAGCCCATATCAATCTCCTTAGGTCATGGCGAGCGACACTTCGTCGTCGCCGGTATTGCGCGCGGCCAGGAAGGGCAGCGAATACCCATAAACGCCGTTTTTATCGTTCTCGCTCAATTCACGAAATACACACTTTGGCGCAGTGAACGTCAGTATATTGGTGGCAGTAGCACCCACCACAATCGACAAGGCCATCTGTGTGTCATCTTCCCACTCAGACCAGAAGTCGTGCGTGGCGACCAGTACTACATCGGGGTCCATCGAGCCTTGCGGATTGCGATCGATAATCTGAACCTCACCATAACCATCGGCGCCATTGACCGAATCGGGAAGTGTGATCGCGTTCGCGATGTCTAGGTTGAGCGCCGAGATCACTCCGGCGTAGCTGTTCATGGTAAAACTGGAATTGACCACCGATACCGGAATGGTGGTGTCGAGCGTTTCCGAAACTAACGACAGATCAAGAGCATCGCTGGTATGCCCAGTCATGGTAAAACTCATCTTGGCTATCTGCCCGGCGGGCCAGCTAAACGACACCGTGCCGCGACAGCCCGTCACCTTGTACGCCACCCCATCGCGATACACCCAAAGGGTGATTGATTCAAATGCAGTCGAGATCGGGGCATAAGTCACCGAGACGCCACTGTCGACGGTCTCGCCGAACCCGCAGGCGCGTAGCATCGGCCCCCAGTCGGCGGCTACGCCGAGGGAACCCGAGCCCTTGTACTCAACGTCAAAGGTGATCACCGCGTGCTTGCGGCCATGCACGTGCGCGAACGGCGACATCGAACTCGACAGTCCGGGACGGTCCAGCACATCGGTTGGCCAGGCCACTTGCAGGTTCTCGACCAGCAGGGCATCGGTCCCGGCCGGTGTGGGATCAGTGTTGTAAGTGCTTTCGATCTTCGCCGTGAGCACAGTGCGTTGCATTAATAGCGGCATTATCGATCTCCCTTATCGGGTTCGGGTTTCGTTGCCGGCTTCTGTTTCGGATTCTGCTTTGGCTTTTCCGGCTCAATGCGAACACTGCCACCGCTGCGGCTGGTTACCGCAACTCGTTTGTTGTTTTCGCTCATCTGAATTCTCCCGCGCCTAAGCGCTCAAATTAGCCTGCGTGCGCAAGCGCCGATAACGCACACCAAAGATTGTCGACAGCATCGCAATGCGCTTCGATCCTTCCATTAATGCGGGTTCGTCAACGTCAAAGTCAAAGGTGTCAATAACGCCGGCTACGCCCTGCGTGCGATCGGCTTGCAAGGCCACAACGACCTCCGCATTAATCGCGTTTAAGGTTTCCTCTAGTTGAGCCGAGCCCATCTCCACCCAGCCTTCAATGATGACGGCCAGCACACTGTCGATAACCGTGTGCTTATCCGTTTCCGGCTCAGCCACCTGTTCGTCGTCGCCCGCATAGATCAACAGCGCCGGCAGGAAGGTGCCCTCTTGTGGAAACACACGCGCGCGGTGCACATTTGCTCCGGTGGTCGCTAAGCCCGTAACTACTGTAACCACAGCGTCCATGATCTGCTCGCGCAAGTGATCGGGCATTACGGCGCTTCAAGTTCCAACGTGGTCATGCCGGTACCATCAGGCTTCACCCCGGCCACCGTATAGGTGAGGCTATTAACGAGTAACGTGTCGCCGTGCGCTGCGCTCGAAACATCGGAACTTAAACAGGTGAACGCGGGGTTGGACGTTTCCAGTCCAGCATGCGGACCTTCAATTTCGTCGTACGCGTTGTCGAAGATGCCGTTGATGCTGACCGCGCTGCCGCCATCAGGCGTATAGGTCGCGATCACTGCAAACTCGTCGGTATTGAGAAATATTGCCCGTTCGGCGTCGGTTTCTATTGCCACTACGCGACGGCGGGGATCGCTGCCGTGTGCAGAGTTTTCGGCACATCGGCTGGGTTAAGCATGACTGCCTCGCCCACCTTGAACGCGACGCGCGCAGTAGCCCGATAAACGTTGCTCGGCCAATGCGCCTCAGCATCGCCCTCAACCAGTGCCAGATTATGACGCCGGCGCCGAAACTGATCGGCACTCAATTCAGACATCAAACACCCGTCATTGACGTGAAACGGTTCGACTATCTGGTAACGGATCAACTTAATGCCGCGGGCCTCCTCAACAGGGGGCTCATCGGCAACGTTTTGCTTTGATTTCGCCATTTACAAACTCCTTAATCGAAAAAAAGCCCCGCGTTTGACGGCGGGGCTATCACACCCTTCGCGAGGCCTAGGTCATGGTCACGTAGCAGCCATACTGCCAGTAGCCGTATCCGACATTGCGCCAGGTATCGACACCGTACAGGTGCTCGTTGTTTTTAAACTCATGCTCAGAGCCCTCGGCAATGGCCGATATCTCGACAGGCTTCTCCTCTTGACGGATAAACGGCGGCATCGCCGAATCCGTACGAAACACCGCAAAAGAATCCGTCCAGCTCGAGCGTGCATCCTGCACCACCCTCAATTTAAAATTGTCGGTGCTGTGAACGATCACGTTGCTTTCGCCGTTATCGATCATCGGTGAAGCCACCGCCGCACGCGCAACGTTCCACAACGCGGTCGGCACGAACACCATGAACGCTTGTGCGTTCTCGTTCAGCGGCTCACTCTGGTTATCCAAAAAGCCCAGTATCTGTTGCACCCCTTGCAAAATACACTGTTGCATCTCACCCACGCTCGGCGCTGTGACACTGCCATTGTTGGTCACCGGCAAAGCGGAAATATCGACCGAGATATCATTGCTTTGATTGGTGGTGTTCTCGCCCTCGGTATGATCGGTGTCAAAGAAAAACTGGCCGTCGTAACACACCGCGCTTGAGCCGTTGCCGATCAACGTCGACAGCAGGCTCGCCCAGTGCGCGTTAGTGCGATCCGCCAATTCCGCGATCCGCACCATCACCTGACCCGTTTTATCCCGGCGCAGATCATCGACGTCGATCTCAAGCGTCGCTTCAAAGTGCAGATTCTTGATCGTCAATCCGTTGTCGCTAAACCCTTTAGCGTGGCGGCCGTCTACCCATTCGCGCATCGCCGGGGATTGCCCCAGCCATTTGTAATCCTCGGAGAGTTGGTTTGAAGTGAACACGCGCGATAAGGCATCGACCCAGCCCAATCCCACGCCCTGATCTAACCGTGCGTAATACGCGCCGATAATGGCGCGGCTTGATAGTACTGCTGTACTCATGATCCTTGCTCCTGTATTTAGCTCACGCGCGGCGGCTCTTTCGGCCGCACGTGCTTGCTATTAAATGGGTCGATTGACTACGCCTCTTGCGCCCAGATCCCGACCTGATTACGAACCACGTGACCAGCAGCATCGCCTGCGCCCGAACTAATCTGTACCAGATCGCCGCGCCGTGCGGTTGCTTTGGTGTTCAGATGATCCTTGTCGTCGGTGCCGGCAATATCAGGCGCATGGATCTTGTCGCTCGCGTTCGGACTGACAGCGACCAAAATAGCGCCATACGCCCCGATATTGACGATGGTGACCTCGATCGGCGTGACCACCGCAGCCAACGTGATCACCTTCGCGTCGGTGTCGACAAACAAGACTTTGCCGCAGTCTTCAATGTCCAGCGTCTTGTTGACGCTCACCGTTTCGTATTCCTCGGGCGAGCCGTACACCATAAACGGATCCTGGTAATTGTCAGCGTCAAACTCGACCTTTACCACCCCGGCCGACTCAAAGGTCCGCACGAATCCGATGAACACTGCGGCGGTTGGAATAAACGTAAACGTGTCGTCGTCGGTGGCATAGACCGGCTGACCTATATCGGTGATCACCGCACCGGCGACCGACAAGATGACAGTGCCCACCTTGCGGACTTCCACATTGATGTCAGCCGCGCTGCCGCTGGCATTGTCGGCCTTCTCCAGCGAAAACCCGCCGAAGATATCGCCCGCCGCCAAGGGCCGCGCGTGACCGGTTGTTTTGACAACCCCGACCGCGGCACCTTCATAGATGATGTCCGAGGCAATGACCGGGATATGGTTGTTGTTGCCCAGCAGATAAGCGCGGGGCTTGTTTGCAGATAATGTCGCCATGTTCGTTACTCTCCACTTCGACCGTGTGTGATACCCCTCACCGTGGGCATTTTAAAAACCTTATGCGGCGCTCTTGATCCGGATGCTGCCCGTGTTCTTTTCGAAAGACAGATAGTTCTCGAACGCGACATATTCATCGCGGATTGACTTTTTGGCGTCCCATTCTTTTTTGCAGCGCTCTTCGATCGGCAACGCTGAATAGTTTTGCTCGTCTGAGGCGCCGGCGTCGATTTCAGAAGTCGGCAGCGGCTTCGGGGCGTCGGATTCAAGCGTCGATAGCGCCTTACGCCCGCCGGCTTGCTCCGCCTGGATAACTTGTACCGCCGCCTCGGGGCCCGTCGTCTTGCCGTCGAACTTCAACGTCTGGATCAAGGCTTCGTGACCGGGGATCAGCGAGTCCTCGACTGCCTTAATGCGTTGCGTCTCCTGCGTGACGCCGGCCGCGAGACCTTCGGCATGGCCCAGGGTATGCCCGGTCTCGTTGCCTTCCTTGAGCAAGGTGTCGCGCGCGCCGTCGATCGCGGTTTTTTCGATACCCGCGACCACTTCGGGGCAATGCTCCGCTAAAAATGCCAGGTTAAGATCCGCGGCTTTAAATGTGTTCATCGTGTAACTCTCCAAATCTCGCTTCATTAAAGCGATCTGTTTGTGTGTGCTGGCTTCCCGCTGATCGCTCCCCGCGATCAGATCAAGTCCGCCAGCCAGTTCCGCAATCAATTGGTCCCGGGTGGCAACACCGTCCACCAGGCCCGCATCAACGGCTTGTGTGCCGATGAAAATTCTACCGTCCGCCATATTCTCAAGCACGGTTTCAACCGGCACGCCTCGAAAGGCGGCCACGTCTTTGACAAACACGGAATAAATGAAATCGACGTGCTCTTGAATTTCCGCCCTGCCGGACTCGGATAGCGGCGCAAGCTCGGACGTAATGCGCTTGAACCGGCCCGCCACAATCTCGGTTGCCTTAATGCCCATCATTTCATGTGCTTTGGACACATCGACATGACCTGCCACAACGCCTATCGACCCGACCATCGCCGTGCCATCCGAGATATGGATCTCATGCGCAGCGGCGCCAATCCAATACGCCGCGCTCGCCATCATGCCGTTCGCTAAAGCCACGATGGGCTTCTCGGACCGGGCGTTGAAAATGAACCTGGCCAGCTCTTGGATGCCGTCGACCGATCCACCGGGGCTATCGATGTCCAGCACGATGGACGCGACCGCACCGTCATCAAGCGCAATCTGAATGTCGCGCTTAACGAGCTCCGTGGAAGCTCCGCCCGATATCTTGCTGAACAAGTTCATGCGTTTGCCGATCACGCCGTGGATCGGAATAACCGCAACGCCACCGATGATCTCAATCTCCTCGTGCACGCTGTTCAGCGGCTCACCGAGACGCTCCTCGAGACCTTTGAGATCGATCTTGTCTCCGCGTAAGTGCGTCGCGTAAACAGCCTGTATTTCAAACAATCGATCGGGCAAAATAGCCCACGGCGCGTTGACCACATCAAGTAGCTTCATCGGCTTTGTCCTCTAATTCGTCCATTCGAGCCGAGGCATCGTCGGCCGGCGGACTGGGTGTGGCGTCGAGACCATCTTGCTGCCGTCTGGCGATCTCTTTCCTGCGTTGCTCGTGGTTCGTTTCCCAGTTCGTGCCCGTCAATTCGGCCGCTTCCTTTTGTAAGGTGCTTAAACCCATCGCGACCTTTTTCTCGCTCGCCTCAATCTCCTTTTTCTCGTCAATCATCCCCTTAGCCGGCCCCACCCAATCACAGCCGCAGTAGGCTTGGCGAATACGCAGATCACCGTTTAAAAAGCCCGGTGCGGCGATCCGCCCGCTGGCGACCGCCTCCATCAACCAGGCCTCGTAGACGGGCTGACAAAAGTTTCGCGCCATCCACACCCGCCGCGCCATGAAAAATCGCCACGCCTCCAACATCGCAGCACGGCTCGCGCTGTAGCTGCTGCTGAAGTGCTTCGTCAGTATTTCGTACGGCATCCCCAGCGCCGCGCCGATGTGCTTGAGCACCGCCATCACAAACGGATCATAGTTGGCGTTGGGCCGCTTCGGATCGGCGGTTACGATATCCTCGCCCTCGGCCAGACTGACCACCGCGCCATTAGCGAGTTTTAAATCCGCGTCGGTCGTTTTCGCCCCGCTTTCCACGGTCGGCTCAAACGGCGCGAAGTCGCCCTCACCCGTGGAAGTTTTAACGAATACGGTGAACATACCCGAGACGACCGCAGCCATCAGCTCGGCTTCGGTGTAACGCTCCAGTTGTTTCAGCGATTCCATCACCGGCGCCAGATCCGGCACCCCGCGCGATTGCCCCGGGCGCAATTTTCGGTACAGGTGCAACAGGTTGCGACGTCCCGTCCTGGCGCCGAACACCCGGACTTTGTCCCACTCGGCAGGCGCTCGTGTCAGCCCGCCAGGATGCCCTTTTTGAATATGGATAAACTCGGGCGCGCCGTTCGCGTCCTTTTCGATCCCGCCAGCGAACCCGGTGCGCTCTCGCTCACCGCGGGGATTACTCACCCGATCCGCTTCGATGATCTGCAACTTCAAGCCGTACGGGGAGCCGGGGCGCTTCACGAACGGCATCGACACGAACACGTCACCGTTCTCAAACGTCTGCCGGTAAACCAACTCCTGGATCTCGGCGAAACGCAGGGTGCGCTCCAGATCGCACTCTTGTGATCCGGTCCATAATCGGAACTCACGATCAACATTGCGCTGCCACGCTTCGACCTCGGCGTCGGATAAACCCAGCACGTCGGCGTCAAGACGCGACTGATTGACCAGGCCCGTCCCGCCAATCACGCTCACCACACTCGTATTGAGCGCGCCGCAAGCCAGCGGTGAATTGCGCATCAGATCGCGCGAACGTTCCCGCAGCTTAGGCGTATCGGGCAGCGTATCCGCATCAGCCGAGTTCGATATTGTTTTCCAGCCCGACATCGTGCGCCGGGAAGTCGACCCCGCGTTATATCCGCCCATCACCGCCATCAGGGTGCGTGCGCGCAACCGCCGCGCACCTTCGACCGGACTAAAGTACGACACCACCCGATCGATCATGTTGCCGCGGCTGATCACCCCCGCACGCTTAGCCAATCGGGGTTACTCCACGGATCCCGATCCCACCGCGGGTCAACTTCTTAACCTGCGCATCCCAATAGGTGATCTCCTCGCGCAACTCAGACAAGGTGCGTTTCGATACGGCGCGCGACCCCACTGGCGTAGAAATGGAATACGACGAGTCGATGCTGATGAGCGTGTTGTAGGTGGTTTGCAGCGCATCTAACTTTGCTTGCGCTTGCGCCAAGGTGACTCCCGCCATCATTGCACCCCCGAACTCAGCACGCGCCGGGTGGCTTTGCGCTTGAGCGTAGCCAACATCGGATCGCGTTTGTTTTCGAGCATATAAGTTCTCAATTTTTCAAAATAAGGCTTTAAAATCTCGATCATCGCCATGTTGCCGACCCGGCAATCCAGTGCTTCGTTGCGCCGCCCCGCGGGCAGAACCCACGCGATCACCGGATGGCCCTTGCTGCGGTTTGTTTGCGCCTTCTCGGCTGTCAGCATCTCGAAGTAGTGATCGTCGTAGTGCACCGGGAAATGACAATAGCCCGGGCCCGGATCGGGGATCTGCAATCGCGCGTAGCACGTCGACTTCAACCCATCCACGCCGATTACGAACAGCCGCACCTTCGGCGCCGTTTTGCGCCGGCCGCGGGTCACAAGAGTCGGCAGACCCATGCCGCCCTTGCCCTTCGTCGCCCACACGCGCCGCCCTTCTCGGGTTCGCACGTAGCGGTAAACCTGCTGCGTTTGATCGCCCGAATCCACCCCGCACGCCGCGATCGTCAGCATCGCGCCGCTCTCGTGCGCCCACGGTGTATCAAGATATTCGTCAAGCTCCCGCCAGACCTGATCGCGCGACGTATCGCCTTCGATCACACGGTAATCGATAGACCACGATTCAAAGCCCTCGCCCCAGCCGACGACCTCAGCCTCCAGGCGATCGCGCTGTACATCCACGAACGCGGTCAGCACCACCGCACCCGACGGAACCGGCGCCGCATAACTTTCGCGCAACCGGTCGTAGAGCTTGTCGGCATCGAGACCCTCACCGAGTTGCTCTTCCCATGTTTCCGCCAGCGCCGTGTTGACAAACGTGCGTAACGTGTCCGGCCGCGGCTCCGCTTCGAGGAACGCCGCGGCAATCTTAGGCAGCGTCGACCACGGTGAATACAACTCGGAAATATGAAACCCAGCAACAGCATGACCGGGGTTCTGCGCAATCCATTCGCCGCGTTGAATAGCGTCCTGGCGCTCAGGCTCGGTAAAGTGATGTGCGCACTGCGAACATTCGTAGTGCGCTGTGTCAGGTTGGTGTTTGCCGTCGACCTTGTCCCACTTAACCTGCTCCCACATCAACCGCTGCATCGCTGCGCACGCCGGACACGGCACCCAGTATTCGCGCTGATCGGAATACGCGTAACTGCTTTCAATGCGGCTATGACCTTTCACCGTCGGCGTTGAAACCTCCACGCTGACCCGATTCCAAAAGGTCGCACTGCGCTTGCGACCCAAGTTCACCGGATCGCCTTCCGTCCCCGCCGAAGGCGGATAACGATCCACTTCATCGAACGCCACCACCCGCACCGGCCGCGAGGCGAGTGACGCCGGGCTGTTGGCGCCGGCTATCGTCACGTGTCCACCCGGGAACGTCTTATGCAGCAGCGTGTTGCCGCTGTCGCGCGCACGCGGATCTTGAACCTGCCCTTGCAGGCACGGCGTGTCCCGAAGCATCGGCGCCAGCCGATCCTTGCTGAACGCCTCGGCCATCTGCAGCGTCGGTTGAATGACCAACATCGGCGACGGGTCTTGATGAATGAAGTAACCGATTAAGTTCAGCAACAGCTCGGTGCCGGCGATCTGCGCGGCTTTGATAAACACAACGCGCTCATGCAAGCCGCTGGTTATCGCGTCCATAATCCCCTTTAGGTAAGGAACCCTACTCGTGCGCCACTGTCCGGGCTCGGCGCTCGCTTCTGGGCTTAGCCTTCTTTGTGCGTCCGCCCATTCGCTTAATGTCAGTCGCGGCGGCGGCGCGACCCGCCCGATCGTCCGTTGAACGGTAGAGATCAGCGACATTAAGCCCGGCGAGCTCTGCAAGTGCTTCGTCAAGTTCATCGGCCAGCATCACCTTCGTTTGCGGTATCGTGGTGCAGCCGTGTATCAGCGGCGCGACTTTCGTCGGCAACCCGAGCACCTTCAATCGAAACGACACGATGACGCTTTCAAGCAAGCGCGCCGCGGCTTCAACCGGAACGACGGCGCCGCGCTTTTGCTCAAGTTCAAGTTCGTACAGATCGGCACGCGCACGATCAATTCGCGCCTTTCCGTTGGCTGATTCGGGGGTCGTTCCTTTACGTTGTGCACCCAGGCCGCGCTCTTTTATGACGTCGGGCAAGTAGTAATAAAGGACACGACCTCTTTTTTCGTAAGGTTCGATCCGCCATAAGGAAAAGGCAGTCAACGACACGCCAAAGATGGCCGCCATATCGCTTTTGCTAAAAATGAATTGTTGCTCGATCTTTCGCATCAGCCCGACCAAGATATTCCAAATAAAACCACAACCTATTTTTTTGCTCTATGGCTAGGAAAGCTCTGCGATGCGAATTACC